AAGTAAACAATGAGTTGTGATAACTTCCGTAAGTTTCATCGTAACAATCCTATGGTATTTCATAGGGTTGTTCAGCTTACAGATAAACTTAGGAAGAAAGGACGTAAGCATTACAACATAGAAATAATACTTGGTGTTATTAGGTACGATATAGATGTTGATACTGTTGGTGACCAATTCAAAATCAACAACAATTACAAACCATTCTATGCGCGTATGTTAATGAATTACATAGATGATGACAGCTTCTTTGCTTTACGTGAAAGCATTGCCAGTATGCATGACTATGATGAAGACATTAAGTTTTATATAGATTGGAAAGCAACTTACTTTTTGGAGATAGACTTATGAGTGGAGACAAAGTAATAAATATTCTTGAACAACTTGGTAATGGTATTACAAAACAAATTGTTAAAGATGAGAACGGTAAAGTAATGTACGTAGCAATATCAATAGGAGGTAATGATGAGACTACTAACAAAAGCACAGCGAATGAAACTGATTCAAAATCATGAGCAACAAGATGGCACTAAATCATTTGATTGTGTTGTAAAACTATTCAATCCGTATGGATTAGGTACTTGGTATTTATCTGAGTTAGATCCAGACACTAACATAGCATATGGTTTGTGTTCTATAACTGATGCAGAGTTTGGCTATGTAAGTATAGATGAAATAAGAACAGCTATTAATATTGAAAGAGATAAGATGTGGACAGCTGGTACTAGCTTACAAGATTGTCTAGATATCGAACGACGTAAACAAACTAATGAATATAATTAGACTTGTTTACTTCAAATGGAAAGAGTTAGACTTAGTAGCTACTATGAGACAATCTAAGTCTATACCTGCAAGTGATATCTTAATTGATATACAAGCAGTATCGTGGGGTGAAACAGGCTTGGAGTTTCGTGGCTGTATATGTCATGAAGATATTCCGAGCAGAGTTATATCTCATGATGACACTTACAAACCATTTGGTGGTTGTGTTTGGGAATACAAAGTATCACCTAAAGAAACTACTTTAGAATTTAGATACGCTATACCTCATAGGTATCCAGACATTTGGAGTAATCATAAAAAACATATGCGTGATGAGTGGGTAACAACTGCCAAAAGTATACTCAACCAAATCGTTCATGACAATCAACAACAACACACATTATTTTAGGAGCGTATATGAAAACAAAAATGAAAGAGGGTTGGATGCCCAAGAAACAAACAATATTGGACATGTTATCAACTTGTCCGGGAGTAGATGTAAGATATGAAAAAGATAAATTCGTTGACTACTACCTCAGTAATGGAGGCATGTCAGCAAATTGGGAAGCAGCTTTCCGCAACTGGATCAGACGAGCTGATGAATATAGAAAACAAAAAGAAATCAGAACAGGACATTCTGCTACAAGTACCGGAGAGGTTCAGGATAGGAGGAATAGAATCCTTACAGTTGCGAAGTCAGGAGATAGAGAATCAGTTGGGAATAAGAAACGAGTTTCAAATAAATAAAGCTATAGATGATACGGTAGCTGACTTCCTTATTACTCTCAGTACTGAGATGGAACCTTGCAGTCGTGAAGATATAGCTATAAGTTTAGAAACTATTGCTAGTACGTTTCAAGTTAAAGTACCAGATGAACTTGGCTTAACAGTATACTTTGATATATTAGAAGTCTATCCAAAATTTATAATCAATCGTTGTACTCAACACATAACTAAAACATACCCATATCCTAGGTTACCAGTACCTAAAGACTTTGTTGAGTACTGCGATCCAATTTATAAAACACATAAAGACTGGTTACTACGTGTATCAAAAAATTTTTATAGACTTGAAGTATACAAGCAAGGACCAGAACCCTTGCCTTACATAAATAAATATTTAACTAAGGAGTAACATATGAATGATAGAAACAAATACATAGGTGGCTCAGATGCTTGTCGTATTATAGCAGGTGACTGGCTAAACCTATGGAAAGAAAAAACAGGTAGAAAAGAACAAGATGATTTAAGCCGTAAACTAAATGTTCAGATAGGTATAGCTACAGAAAAAATTAATTTAGATTTCTTATCGTATGACTTAGATTGTGGGATACAACATGAATACAATGTATTGCAAGATGACTTTATGATGTCTCATTGTGATGGTATAATAACAGATGGCGACCATTCCGGTATACTTGTGGAGGCAAAGCATACATATGAACAAAATAACTTTGAGAAAGTAGCAGAGTATTATTACCCACAGCTACAACATTATATGATGCACAGCAAAACAGATTATATATATCTGTCTGTTATATTTGGTAACAACAAACATGAACATGCAGTTATAGATGCAGATCCAGAGTATCAACAAAAGTTATACAAATTAGAAAAAGCTTTTTGGATGTTCGTACAAACAGATACTGAACCTAAAGGTTTTGAATCTGAGTTACCAGATCCACCGAAGAACATACCTATCAATGGTATGACAACAAAAAATATGAATACAGATATAGAATGGATTGCTTTAGCTAATACATACAACAAGTGTAAACCAATAGCTAAAGCATTTGATGATTGCAAGAAAACAATTAGAGGACTTGTTCCAGATGATTGTCGTAAGGCAGAGGGTGCGGGTATTATTGTTACCCGTAATAAACGTAACATACTAACCATAAAGGAGACTAATAATGGAGAGTAACTATAGTGATAATCTAGTTAATGAGTTTAAAACTACATACAAACTAGAGGGTACAGACTTCTGGCAACTAAAACGTAGTGGCAAAAGTCAGTGGATAATAAAGCATAATGCTTTAGAGAAAGTAGCAGCGCAAGATAAAATAACATGGACACTAGATGTATTAAACTTCAGTCCAGATATTGTAGTCAAATGTATTGCTACATCAGATGACAGAACAGTAGAATCATTAGGAGAGAGCAGTAGTAAAAACACTATGATGCAATTTCCATATGCTATGGCTGAGAAGAGAGCAGTAGATAGATGTATCTTGAAACTACTCAATGCTCATGCATACATATATTCTGATGCAGAAAATGACGACTTCAAAGAACCAACAAGCAACAGAGTAAAATCTGATGCACATAACAAACTTAATAAAATAGCGGAGAAAAAAATTAATGGCTAATGATCTTAATAAAGTTACATTGATTGGTAGAATAGGTAAAGATGCTGAGATAGATACTACACAAAGTGGTACTCAAGTAATGAAATTTAACCTAGCTACTAATACAACTGGCAAAAAAGGAGAGGATACTGAATGGCATATGATTCGTGTGTACAATGAAAAACTTATTGATGCACTACATATGTACCTAACAAAAGGTAAGCAAGTATATGTTGAGGGTAAACTTACAACATGGAAAAAAGATGAGAACAATACAATCCCTTTTATTACTCTTAGTTACAATGGTAATATTCAATTGCTTGGTAGCAAAAATGATGTACCAGAAGAAGTAAAAGAAGTAACTAAACAAGTTGATGAAGTATTCAATGGAAGTGGTGAACCAACACCTTTCTAATGAAGAAGAAAGAAAAAAAAATTATGAACTACATGGCACAAGTATATGGTTGTGTAGTTTGTAAGAGAGAGGGATATGGATTTACAGAAGCAAGCATTCACCACCTGAGAACGGGCATGGGTATGGGACAAAGAAGTAAATTATTTATCCCACTCTGCTGGAACCACCATCAACATCCTGAACATGGGATACATGGTGGTACTAAATCATGGCAAAAGAAACATGGCACTGAACTAGAACTACTAGAATATTACAACCTCACTAGCGAAGAGGGTTATCAGATCGAGCCTTAATCTCTTCTACTTTAGCTTTTAGTACAGCTATTTCAGCCTTGTTAATAGCTATGTCTTGTTCTAATGGTTTAATGTTTGGTGCAGACCTAGATTCAACTACGTCAAGTCTTGTTATTAATTGCCCTTGATAAACGAACAGTCCAGCTATCGTAATCACCAGTCCTATGCCAGTCGCTATGGTTTTAATATCCACGTATTCTCCTTAAATGTTCTTCTGCTCTTATCCTTGCATCAGTAGTTTTCTGAATGTTGTCCTGATATTTTTTGACAGGATCATCATTGTTGTACGAAACTTCAGCATATATATTTCTAGCATCAAAGTAGTTTCTGGTTTCAACATACTCTCCTCCATCAATAACTAATTGATTATTAAATATATTTTGATTCTTATTAGAGTAAGTGTCAAGGCTTTTACCTTGCGACATGATATTTGCTACAGCTTGGTTAGTAGCAACGAGTATTTGATTTACATTTGTTACCCTACTTTCTATCTGTCTTTGTATATCAGCTACCGAAACATCTGAAACATCTTCTCTAACATTACTTTCAGAAACGATTTCTTCTGTAACTCCAGTGTCTCTATCGGTCTCGGTGTTAGATTCTCCTTGCTCATTTTCTGTGCTTGTTCTCGTAATAGTTTCGCTTCCTTGTTCAACGTTAGTGTTTCGTTCGACAGGTTGATTTTGTTCTGGCTCATTTGCGTTTGCTTCTTGTTCTTCCATTCTTTCAACTCTTGTCTCGTTGTTTTTACTTTCGCTGACTTCAACTCTTTCTTCTTCAACTTCGATTTCTGTTGAGACTTCTTCGATTGTCTGTTCATAAGTTACCTCCAATTCTGCAGGTGGTTCTAATGTAAATACATTGATAACACCTGTGTTTATTTCTTCTATTGCTACCTCTTGAATGTAAACCTCACTAAACATTTCAGTTAATATCTGTGGTTCTTCAAAGGGTATAAACTCCTCTACTATAAATTCTTCATATATAAATAATTCTTCTGGACTAACCATAGTTAGTACTTCTTCTATCTCCTCGAATGCTGTAGCTATAATTGCTGTCTCAGCTATGCTCAATACTGTTGGATCATACGTCATAGTAACTGATATGTTATCTACATTGGGACCACCAAGATTGTCGGGTGCATTGGCATCCTCACCACTGAGATATATATTACCTACCCTACTTCCTGTGCCTGTATATGTAAGACTGTCAGAGTAATTGACACCATTGATACCTGTTGTATCTGTGCGAGTTTGTGTTGTAGTTGAAAGTACATTTCCAAGTTCATCTTTAATTTGTAG